GGCGAGCCGATGCTGCCGCGCGGCGCGAGCTGCTCGCCGACGAGGCACTCGACGGCGCCCTGCGCCAGGTCGAGCGGGTCGGGGGTTCTGACTCCGCGCGGGACGCCCGCGACCATGCCACCGCCGCTCGCGCGCTCACCGAGGTACACGCCCGCGTCTCCGAACTCGCCCGCCAGACCGGCACCGGAAGCGCCGGCGGCTCGATGCTCGACCGCCTCGCCGATGCCCTGATCGGGCCGGCCGGAGGTGACCGCGAGGGGGTGTGATGCCTGCGCCCCTCCCCCTGTCCGACAAGCAACTGCGGTCGGTGCGCGAGTCGTTCACGTCCCGTATTTCGATCTGGCACGGCAGTGTCCGGTCGGGCAAGACGATTGCGAGCCTGCTCGCGTTCCTGCTGTCGATCCGGCGGGCGCCGGCAACGGGTCTGATCCTGCTGTGCGGTCGGTCGTTGCAGACGATCGAGCGCAACATCATCGAACCCCTGCAAGATCCCGAGCTGTTCGGCTCGGACGTCGCCGCCGAGGTGCGCCACACCCGCGGCGCCACCATCGCGAACATTTTCGGCCGTACGGTCCACCTGATCGGCGCCTCGGACGCACGCGCCGAGGGCCGGCTGCGCGGTGCGACTGCCTGTCTGGCCTACGTCGACGAGGCAACGCTCGTCCCCGAAGCGTTCTTCGTGCAGTTGCTCGCCCGGCTGTCCGTACCCGGCGCCCGGCTGCTGTGCACCACCAACCCGGACAGTCCGCGGCACTGGCTGCGGACCGGGTATCTCAACCGCGCCGGCGAACTCGACCTCGCCGCATGGCACTTCCGCCTCGCCGACAACCCCTCGCTTTCACCGGCCTACGTCGCCGCCCTGTCTGCGGAGTACACCGGGCTGTGGCGCCGGCGCATGATCGACGGCGCATGGGTGGTCGCCGAGGGCGCGATCTTCGACATGTACGACGAGGCCGCGCACGTCGTCGACGAACTGCCCGCGATGCGCCGACACTGGCTCGGCGTCGACTACGGCACCACGAATCCTTTCTCGGCGGTGCTGCTCGGCCTCGGCGACGACGACCGCCTGTATGCGGTCGCCGAGTGGCGCTACGACTCCCGCGCCCGGCATCGGCAGATGACCGACGCGCAGTACAGCGCCGCCGTGCGGCGGTGGCTCGGCGAGCTCGGCATCGAACCCGAGTGGACGTTCGTTGACCCGAGCGCGGCGAGCTACTCGGCGCAACTCTGGGCCGATGGGCACCCCGGCGTCGCCCGTGCCGATAACACGGTGCTCGACGGCATCCGCAGCGTCTCGAACGTGCTCGACGCCGGCCTGCTGCGCATTCATCGCTCGTGCGAGGGACTGCTCGACGAACTGCCCGGCTACGCATGGTCGGACGAGGCCGCCGCCCGCGGTGAAGACCAGCCCGTGAAGGCGAACGATCACTCGGTCGACGCGCTGCGCTATGCCGTGCACTCCACCTCGCACGAGTGGCGCCACCTGCTCTCACTCGCCGCATAACCCCTGCCCGTCCGACCCCGGCCACCGCTCGGTGTCCGGGGCTCCGCCATGCCGAGGGGGTGCTCATGCCGCGCGAGTGGACCGACCGTTTCCTCGCCCGCGTCACCGACGCGCCCGGCGGTTGCTGGCAGTGGACCGGCTACCTGATGCCCAACGGGTACGCGCGGATATCCGTCAACGGCGAACGCCAGTACGCGCACCGCGTCGCGTACGAGGCCGTACGCGGGCTCATCCCCGACGGACTCGTGATCGACCACCTGTGCCGCAACCGGGGATGTGTCAACCCTGACCACCTCGAAGCAGTCACGCAGCGAACCAACGTGCTGCGCGGCGTGTCCTTCGCCGCCGCTCGGGCCCGTCAAGTCCGCTGCCTGCGCGGCCATCGGTTCACCAAGGCCAACACCTACATAGCCAGCAACGGCACCCGTAAGTGCCGGACGTGCCGAGCAGCAGCGCGCGCCCGTTCGCGCCGCCGGACACAGGGGGTGGTGCACTGTGCCGCTGCCTGACAACGGCGCCCCGTGGCCACCGCCCCACCTCGCCGGCCTGTACCGCGAGATCGGGGTGAACGACGCGTGGTACTCGGGCGACCGTAAGCGGCTCGCCGACGTCTACCGCTCCGAGCGGCAGCGCCGGCACGACGGCCGGCGCCGGCTGTGGGCACGCCACCGCACCCCCCAGCACGGCAAGGACGACGGCCGGCTGCACATCCCGCTCGCCGGCGACATCGCGAGCACCTCGGCCGAGCTGCTGTTCGCCGAGCCGCTCGCGCTCACCGTCGACAACACGGCGACGCAGGACCGCCTCGACGCGTTCGCCGAGGCCGGCGGACTGGCGAACACGCTTCTCGAAGCGGCCGAAGTCGGCGCAGCCTTGGGGGGATCGTTCCTCCGCGTCACGTGGAACGCCGAGCTCGCCGCCCGCCCCTTGCTCACGGTCATTCACCCCGACAAGGCCGTGCCCGAGTTCTCGTATGGGCTACTGCAAGCAGTGACGTTCTGGCGGGAGTTGCCCGGCAGCGACCGCTCGACCGTATGGCGCCACCTCGAACGGCACGAGCGACGCCGCATCCTGCACGCTCTGTACGAGGGCACCGAGGACCGGATCGGCACCCGTGTGCCGCTCACCGAGCACCCCGACACGGCCGGCCTGGTCGGCTCCCTCGACGCCGAGGGCGACAGCATCACCACCGGCGTGGACGCACTCACCGCCTCGTACGTCCCGAACATGCTGCCCAACCGCCGCCACAGGGGCAGTCCGTACGGGCGCAGCGACTACGACGCCCCGCTGCATGACCTCATGGACGCGCTCGACGAGACATGGTCGAGCTGGATGCGCGACATCAGACTCGCCCGCGCGCGGCTGATCGTCCCCGACTCCTACCTGCGCGACCACGGCCCCGGCCGCGGCGCCTCGTTCGACGACGACCGGGAAATCTGGGCCGCCCTCTCGATCCCGCCGACCGAGAACGGCGCCGGCATCACCCTGTCGCAGTTCGCGATCAGGGTCGCCGAGCACCAGGCGACCGCCGACTCGATCGTGCGCCAGGCCGTACGCTCCGCGGGCTACTCCGCGCAGACGTTCGGCATGGACGACTCGACCGCGGTCACGGCAACCGAGGTCAAGGCACGCGAACGCAAGTCGATGACCACACGCGAGAAGAAAGCCCGGTATTGGGCGCCCGGGGTCGCCGACATCCTGCACGTGGCACTCATGCTCGAACGCCGGCTGTTCACCCCCTCACTCGTCGTCGAGCGGCCAACTGTGGCGTTCGGCGACTCCGTGAGCGAGGACCCGACCAGCGTCGCGCAAACCCTGTCCCTGCTCGCGCAGGCGCAGGCTGTGAGCGTCGACACGAAGGTGCGCATCCTGCACCCCGATTGGGACGACACCACAGTGCAGATCGAAGTCGACCGCATCCTCGTAGAAACCGGCGCCGCCGTGCCCGACCCCATGCAGATTGGCGGGCTCGCTTAATAGGACTAGATATACTTTGTCACCTTTGAAATTACGTCCTCAAGCCTGCTGGACTCCTCCTCAATATGGTCCACCCATTCCCGCGCCATATCCAAACCGCGGCTAAGGCGATTAAATAGGACTTTGACAGTGGGGACATCGTGCTTCTCGGCCACTACCACGCTAAAGACTGGAGCTTCCAGTGGAGTCTTTCGGTACCAGCTAGACCATGCGCGCGCGGATATCTCCAGCTTGAATACACCTGTATCGAAGGTGGTAGTTGGCAAGGTGACTAGAGCGGCGATCACCTCCCTGTACAGATGATCCTCCGGTTCATGATCGCGCAGGATCCATATTCGACGAGCGCCATCCCACCCGGAAATCGGCCGTTTCAGTTGCGGAGATCCTTCGACGATTTCCCGCACCGCCTCGTCTACTGCTTCCTCCGTCATCATGAGCAAATCATTCTCAGTCATCACAAGTCTCCGCAGGATTGCAGTAGGTGAAATGACCTTGCTACCGACAGAGGTAGGGGTTTCGGGGAAAAGAATTCGATAGCTCCACCCGGCCACGGCGGGACACCGGCCCACGACGTGCCCGGCCCCCATAGCTCTGAGATTTCTTCCACCATAACCGTGATGCACAGATCTCTACCAGAATTGAGACCCAAATTGTAGGGCGCGATACATCCGCCATACGGGGAGGGTGTAAGCCATAGACCCCGACCCTCAACCCCTAGCTTCCCGTCTGAAAGGATAGACGGCAAGTGAACGGAAAGCGTGTAGTGGAGCAGATGAGGGCCGAATATCGATGCAATTTCTCTACCCCCCAAGGCATCGACGCCTATCCTCCACAATTCCTCAGCGGGTTGGACATCAAGGTCCACCTTACCTGTCAGGCGTAGTACATCGATTTCCTTAGCAAGCGAGTCTGCACGGCTCATCACGTAACCTCCACGCTGCTCAGATCTCCAGGCTACGTCCACAAACGTATTTTTTCTCGCGGAGAGCGGAAGCTTCACTTCGCGATCTTTCGGAAGTGATCTTCCGGGAGCACTTGTTGAGTCGACAGCGGGCTCGTTGCGGGGGTGTTATGCCGATTCACCCCGGCCTCGTCGAGGACCTGTCCGTCGGCGTCCGTGGCCTGTACGCCGACGCCGAGGCGCGGCTGCTCGGGATCGTCGCGCGGCAACTCGCCGACGGATTCGAGGCTCCGGGGTGGGCCGTGGCCAAGCTCGCCAGTATCCAGCCTCTACGGCGGGCCGCGCAGCAGGTCGTCGACGCGCTCTCGACTGCGGTCGACCTTGAGGTGTGGGACGTGGTCGCCGAGGCGTACAACGTCGGTGCGCGCGCTGGCCTCGCCGAGCTCGGTGCCCTGCGCGATGACGACGTGCGCCGGATCGCCGAGACAACGCCAGCGACGCGCGCCGTGGACCGGCTCGCGCAGGAAACGGTCGACCTCGTCACCGAGACGCACCGCGGGATTCTCCGGGGAGTTGAGGACGGCTACCGGCAGGTGATCGCCGAAGTGTCGGCAACGCCGCTCCTCGGCATCGACACCCGTCGGCAGGCCACACAGCGCGCCATGGAGCGGTTCTCCGACCGTGGGCTGCGCACGTTCGTCGACAAGAGCGGGCGCGCATGGCAGATGACCTCTTACGCCGAGATGGCGACCCGTACCTCGGTCGGACGGGCCGCAGTCGAGGGGCACGCCGACCGACTGCGCGCCGCCGGCCTCGACCTCGTCATCGTCAGCAACGCCCCGCACGAGTGCCCCGTCTGCCGTCCGTATGAGGGCAAGGTGCTGTCGATCGACGGTCCCGACGGGCCGCACGAGGTCGACGTCGAGCACGCCGTCGACGACGGCCGCACCGTGCGCGTGCACGTCGTCGGCTCGCTCAACGCCGCACGGGCCCGAGGCTTTCAGCATCCCAACTGCCGGCACTCCGTCGCCGCCTACCTCGCCGGCGTGACCCGCGTTCCCGAGAACGCGTCCGAGGACCCCGACGGGTACGAGGCGACGCAGAAGCAGCGCGCCATCGAGCGCGGCATTCGCAAGTGGAAGAACCGCGCCGCCGCGGCGACCACACCCGAGGCGAAACGCGCGGCCGAGGCACGCGTGCGACAGTGGCAGGGCAAGATGCGTGACCACGTCGCCGCGCACCCCGAACTCATCCGCCGACGCGAGCGCGAGCAGCTCGGCGCCGGCAACCTCCCGCCGGCTGACGGAACCGCTGGCCGCGCTGGCACCCCGACCGGTCCGGGCACGGACCCGTTCGAGGCCGCGCGCGTCCGC